AGGGGTCACCTCGATTAGCACGCTCATGGCGATGTAATCGTCCGGCCCTTTGCAGGACTAGGTCCACGGGGGCCACGTCCGAGTACATCACGTCAAAGTCGAGGTCCAAACTCTGCTCGATCACCTGAGTCGCCACGAGGATCGACATTGTGGGCCGCTTCGGGTTGTCTGCCTTCCCATCTGTTCCTTTGCCGTACTTCTCCAGAACCTCGTCTTCGATCTGCTTGCGTCGTCCGAACGGGAACCGGGCGTGGAACAGCTCCACCGCCACATCTGTGTCGGCGAACACCTCCTTCAACCTCAGGTAGGTGTCCTGAGCCAGACCTACGGTGTTGCGGATAACTGCCACACACCCGCCGTTCCCCAGCTTGTCTTTGATGTTCCGGGGCAAGTTGTCATCTTCGACCCAACTCAGGCGGATTTTCTTGTCGCGGCTCGGATCGGCGGCGAAGTTCCGCACCTCTGCTGCCTCGACTCCCACGCCCACCCGGACAAGTCGCGGATATGCACCCCACCCGTCTTCACTTGTGTCGAGTCGCTTCGGCGTGACAGGATTTCCAGAATACGCAGCGAGCAACTTCTCTCGCTTGTCGGCCGGTAGTGTGGCGCTGAGGAGCACCACCGGACAACCGAGCGCCGCCAGCCAGCGGAGCAATCGCTCAAGAAGGGTGGTCATGTAGGCGTCGTAGGCGTGAACCTCGTCGAGGATGACGCACTTGCCGGTCAACCCGAACAGCCGCACGAACCCGTGCTTGGTTTGGAGCACCGAGAGCAGCGCTTGGTCGATGGTACCAACTCCGAACGGGGCGAGCATCGCTTGCTTCTTGTCGTTGGCGAACCAACTCTCGGCCACGACGCCGGAGGTGTTCCCGTCCGGGTCGTAGACCCGGGCGGTGTACTTCAGCTTTTCGAACTGGTCGTTCAGCGTGGCCTTTCCGTGCATGAGCATCAGGTTGCCACCGCCGGACAACTTGAGGAACTTCTCTACCCTCTCGAACATCTGGTTGCTGGTCGCCATCGTCGGTAGGGCGACGTAGGTGCCCGCCCCGCCCGCACGGTCCCAACAGTCGGCCACATACCACGCGGCTTCTGTCTTCCCCTCGCCCATCGGCGCTTCGATGAGGAACAACTGCGGGGCGGTCGTCGGCGCGTGGCCAAGCAGGTCGATCACCTGCTGTTGCAGCGGACGGGGAATATCTTTCAGCCCGGTCACGTCGGCAAACGTGCGCGGCGTCGGATCAGGATCGGGGCGGGCCCAGCCGATGAGCCAAAGGGCACACATTGCCCGTTCATCCGAGCGGGCGATGTAGTCGGTCAGATCGAGTGGGAGAGGACCGCCGGTCCACGGGAAGAACGTCTCGTTCGAGCCGATCCAGTCGGCAACGGCGGTGAGGCCGGCGAGCAATATCCACACGGACTGATCAGGACCAACTGTACGCGGCACCGTTGAGTCGTTGCTTACGCCGAACGTGCTGGCCAGTTGGGTCAAAAGTTCCCGGCGGGCGGACGCCCAGTGGCCGTTGCCGAGTACTGCACGCAACTCATTCCAACTGGTGGGAAAGGTGCCGTGGTGCCCGCCAACGGCTACCGCCACCTTCGTGGCGAGTTCCGGCATTGCCGGCCAGCTGTCGCCGCCACACGCCAGTTCGTCGCGGAGGATTTTCGTCCCGGTCTCGGTGTGGTGTTTCGGCTCACACGCGGGGCAGTCGAATGCGTCGGTCAGGTGTTGTCTGAGTTTGTCTGTTTGCGCTCCACGGAGTTGAAAACAGGGTGTCAGTTTGCCGATGTCGTGGGCCGCAATCCAGAAACTGATCCACCGAGCGGCGGTCACTGGGTCAAGGCCGAGTGCGTTGGCAATGAGGAGTTGGAGCGGTTTGCGAAGGCGGTTCCACAGTCGACCAGCGACATGGCCCACATCGAGCGCGTGGCACACGAGTGGGTGGTACTTCTCAGGCCAAGTCGATTGGCCCAACTTGGCCCAGAATCCATGGCTAACAGTCATCATCAACTCACAATCAACAAGTCAGACGAAATTGAGAGTTCTGAAGCAAAGTAAGCCAGCCGAGATGTGAGGTCAATCTTCGTAGGTGGGAAAGTGCTCGCTGAATTGCTGATCTTCCTTGAACAGAATCGCTCGCAGGTCCGCGAATGAAACGAACTGTCCGCGTGCATTCGTACTCCTGTACCAATAATTGGCGCAAGTACGAATGCACGCCGGCCGCGCCTCAAGCTGTACACCACTTACTTGCTACGGCTCGACTGGACCGCTCGCACAAGCAACTCCAGCAACGGTCCCCGGTGCTCGGGTGCCACGCCGCCGCCGGTAGTGAGGAGAGCGTTGAGTGCGTCGAGCAGTGGCTGTTTCGGCTCTGTTACAGAGGGGCCGACGGGAACCTCTGGAGCCGGTGGCGAACTAGGTCTAACGGGCGCGGATGCGTTGGGAGACACGGGACCGCTCGGCTGTTTCATCCGCGCCCGCAGCCACTGTGCGCCGAAGGTGAGCGCGACCCCGATGAGCACCCCCCACGGGCCGAGGCCCGCGAGCGCGGCGTTCAGTGCGTTCAGGTCCATGGTCAGCCCTTTCGAGTGAGGAAGTATAGCAGGAGGCCCGCGCCCAAGAGCGCGAGCAGTCCGTTCGATTGCGGAGCCGCCGGTGCGATCGGGGTCGGGTTAGTCGGCTGCGCGTCCGGCTGTTTCGGCGCGGGCGTGTCGGGGTGTTTCGGTTCAGGTTGCTTCGGTGCGGGAGCGGGTTCGGGCTTCTTGATCGGGCACAGGTCCGCGAGCTTCGCGGCGGTGTACTCACTCGCCGGGAGTACGCCCGTTTCCGTGGCCCTGCGCCCCACCGCGGGCTTTCGGACGCTCACCCCGGCCGGCAGCGCGAACGTGGCGACGGGCCATTCGTCGGAGCCGTAATACTGCGCGTGCAGTTTGGCCTTCACGCTCACGGGCAGTGCGTCCACGTCGGCCCGCACCTTCGCGCGGAACGCCGCGTCGCCCACGGCGGTCAGGTGCCACCGGGAACTGTCGTCGAGCAGTTTCCCCGCACCGAACGCGGCGTATACCTGCTCGCGGGTGACTCGCGCGCCGTTCATCGTGAACTCGGGCGCGGGGTGAATCTTCGCCGTGTCTACCCCGTGGTTCTCCGCGGCCTCGGTGACTGCCGGCGCGGGCGGCGCGCCGGCCACTTTGAACCGCCAGCCCCATTCGCCGGTGTCGAACTGTCGCCACTCGTGCTCGGACGACGGCGGCGGGCCGATCGGTTCGCGGCCCGCGGTCGAGCTACCGCGAGCGGTCCCGGCCGACGCGGCCGACGGGAGCGGGCAGCGCCCGTTCGGGCACTGACCGAACGCGGCGGGGCACTTCGCCGCACAGGTGCCGGCGTCGCACTTGCACGAGTCGCCACACGGACACGGGCCGGCCCCGAACGCCTGCGCCTTGATCGGGTGCGGCGGGGGCGGGCTGTCGAGTAGCACTAGGGCCCAGCCGCCGTTCATGTCGCGCCACCGCGCGAGGAACTCGGCGCGGGTCATCCACACCCACGAACCGGGGCGATTGTTGTCGACGATTGCGGCGCGCACGGCGTCCAAGTGCGCGAGGTTCACCATGTGCGCGATCCGGCCCCGGTAAAAGTCGTCGCGGCCCGCGTAGGTAACGCACGGGAAGCGGCCCGTCTTGAGGGCCGTTTCCAAGAACTCGGCGTCGCCGCCGGTGTGCTGCACGTACGCCGGGGTCGGGACGCCCCGCTCGCGGCAGAACTGCGCGAGCATGTCGTCGACCTTGTCGGGCCACCCGCCGCCGGGGCGCTTGCGCATCCACTCGCGGAATCCGTCGAGGGCCCGCGCGTTCTGCCAGTCCGCGGAGTGCTGCACACTGGTGAACACGCACAGCCCCGCGCCGTCGGAGCCGCCCACGTTCTTGATGTGTCGGGCCGCGGGCAGTTCCACGACGGCGGTCGTGCCGTCGCGGGACACCGGCGTCGCGGTCGGGTCGAACCCGGCGTGCGCGGGCAGACAGAGGAGTAGCGCGAGCATGCCCGCGAAGGTCGCTAGTCGGTGGCGATTCGAGAATCGGTCGGGGGACTGGGTCACGGTCGCACCTCGGGGTTCGGGTTCGGTGTGGGGCAAGTGTCAAGGCACGCACAGCACGGCCGGTCCGCGCTGTGCGGTGAGGATCGACCAAATGAACGCCGCGCACGCCACGATCACGGCGACCGAGGCGAGCAGCGCGAGCGCATCGAGCGCTGTGGAACGTGTCACGGTTAGCCCCAGATGATGCGGAGGCGCTGTTCGTGGTCGAACCCGGCCGCGGGATCGAAGTCGGCGAGCGTGTCGGCGGCTTCCTCGCGCGCGGCCGGTGGCACGAGGTGCGGGCGGCGCGTCCGCACGTTCATGGTGCCGGTGTCGCTCACCCACGCGGTGCGCCCGCTCTTGGCGCGATACACCCACTGCCACCGGTCCACCACGCGCCGCGAACTCCGCTCCCGGTTCCGCCCATTCGCGCGCCCGCGTGTCATAGTCGCCGCCTGTGATCGGCTTCTAAATCCATCGGTTGCGACTATAACTATATCCGAAAGAAACCGTCCGGTCTACGGGCGGTGCTGGCGAATCAGGGTGCGAGCGGTGCCGAGGCCGGGGCCGGTGCGTCACCAGCCCCGCCCCGGATGGCCGCTTCGAGCGCGGCCATGAGCGCGGCCCAATCGCGAACGACGGGCGGCGCGCCGGGGTCAGCGCCCAAAGCTATAAGCCGTGCTCGCACCCTTGCATTCCACACTGACTGTTCGGCAAACGCCGTATGAATCACTCTCAGCGCAGCCCGCAACAACACTCGTTCTGCTCCACCGTCGCTAACCATCGAAGCGGCCGAAGAACGAGCGATCACGGATTGCTCAACTGGCGTTGGCCCCGCCAAGTACGCTGCAAGCTCAGGCAAGTTGCTATCCATCGGCTCCTCAGCCAAGCCCGGTTGGAGATTGGCGTACGCGCCAACGATAACTCCATTTCTGCGCTGAACGTAGTAGGTCACAAGTTGTCCCTCCCCCGCGGATCGTGCCAGCCGTGAGTTTGAATTCTGAGGACCGTATTTGTGCTACTCAATTGCAAGCGGGAGCGGATTTGGGAACTGGTGTTCGTCCAGACCTCGGCTCGAACGTGGACATTGTTGATAGTTGCAGATGCTGAATACCCAATCATCGTGCTCGCGGCGATATTCGGTGAGGTATCCGCGATGCTCAAGTCACTCAGCAAAATTGAGCTTGGGTTGTCACCCAAAGCAGAGGCGTCAAAGCCTACCGTTACGAGTGCGCAAGTGCGCACACCGGGAGGCGTTGATAGGGTCCGTGTTATCGCACTTATCCCCGGATTGGTCGCGGCCACATCGCCTTGGGGAGCGTTCCACAAGAACGTGTCGCCACGTTGAACCCAGTTGTTGTCGATTCCAGCAAGACCGGTTCGTAGTGCGCCGATCCGCCGCTTGAGCGTGTAGCCAGTCGGCATGGTCGGCGCGGTCGCGCTTGTGCTAAACAGGATGTCGGGGCTGGTGCCATCAGCCTTGCAGATCACGAAAACGTGATACCAAGTGCTGTTGGCGATCGCGCCGGTGTCGAGTCCGTTGTTCCCGGTGCCGGCGGTCCAACTGCCCGAACTCTGAATCACCTTCGTTGAGGCACTGAGCGTCAGCGCGTAGGTGCCGCCGCTCTCCACGCATTGCCCCGTCGCAATGTTGACCGTGGAGGCCGAGTTGTAACTGAGTGTTAGCCCGTCGATGTGGCCGCGAGGGATCGTCCCGGCGCTAACCGCGGCCGTCGAGATGGAGACGATCCGCCCAAAAGCGTCTACGGTCACGACCGGAACAGCGCTCGCGCTGCCATAGGAGCCGGCGGCGGCCCCGCTGGGCAAGAGGTTGTAACGCCCCCCGAACACCTGCTGGGCAAGGAGGTCGTTCAGGTGCGTGGCCGCGAGCGGCCCGGCGGGGTGAGTGGAGGTGAACGGGTTCAGGTGCATTACGCGATCCGGTTGACGTAGCCGGTGCAGAGCAGCACGTTCGCCACCGACGCGAACGCCGCGACCACCAGTGAGTTTTGGAGCATCTGCCCGGTCAGGATCGGAATGGGAGGCGAGTTCGCCGGTATGCTCAGTTGCTTCACAATTAAGTTGTCGGGGTCGGTGGTCCCGCCAAACTCGATGGTGAGCAGCACGGCGCTCGCGCTCGTGTTCGTCACCCACAGATACACTTCGTCCCAACCGGCGGTGCCGCTCTGGGCCGTGTGAATCGTGGTGCCCGCAGTTGCGGTGGCCGCGACCTTCACCGACTTGCCGTTGGTCGATCCGCTCAGTTTCTCGCGCGAATAGCTCGCCATCGTTCCCTCTGTGTCACGGCCCGAATACGGACAGCGCGACTATTGTGTTCTGGGCCTCGGCAAGACTGCTGCTGCCGGGCGCGGTAATGAGTCCGCCCACGGATTCGCTGCCGTCGGGAAGCGTGCCGGTGTATCCGGGCACACCGCCGACCGAGAACCCGCCCGAAGAATCAATGCCGCCGCCGGGCAAGATCGTCAGGAAGGAACTTACCCACGTCGTGCCGTTGTGTAGGTACCCACCCAACGCGATACGATTGAAGTTGGGGCCTCCATAGGCCCTGAGCACCAGCGGGTTGCCAATGGCCCCACCGCCTTGAACCGCCGAGCCGATGTTGTTGCCGGCCGCAAGGCCAACAGCAATCGTTGTTCCGGTGGGAAGCCCCGTGTCGTCGCGGGTGACGGTTGAGAATGCAATCGGAACGTCCCACGGGTAGCCCGCCGCCACGGTACCAGCCGAAGAACTGAGGCCGAACTGAAGTGACCGATACTGTGGCGGCGCGCCGCCACCGAAATTCGTGTTGCCCGCGAAGCCGGGACCGTCGTCGAGCGCCGCGCCAAGTTGCCCCGGCGGGGAGGGCGGTCCAATTCGGCACGGGATGGGGGTGTCGAACCCGGAACCCGGCGCGGCCCAGCCGACCATGAACTCGCCCGCTTCGACTTGGTACGTCGTGTTCCCCAGCCGCTCCCAAATCTGATCGGCGAACGAGGCCGGTTGATTCGGTGCCGTGCATTGCCAGCGCGTGCGCGCGTGCCTGTCGCCGTAAAGCACCTGTACCGTCGCGCCGTGCAGTTTCCCCGCCGTGTCCGCGTCGGTCGCGCGCACGGGCGCGCCGCTCGGTTGCACGACGTAGATGCCGTTGTTGGCAGCGGTGCTATTGGTCGTCAGCAAAACCCGATCAGCGGAGGCGAGCGTTTCGCCGTCTACGGTGTAGCCGGCAACCAGATCGCTAACGTTTTCGATCTGAACCGTGGCGCACCGCACCGGCGCGAGGTAACTGCTGGTGCCGCCGGTGAAGTCCACTCGCGCGATGCCGGCCGCGGGCTGCGTCACCGTGAACCCGTCGGCCTGATCGAAGCGCAGCGTGTGAACGCCGGCGTAGCTCGGTGCGCCGTCCGCTTCCTCTACGGTCACGGTGGGCGGTGCGGTGTCGCCGAGCATCACCAGACACTTCGCCGTACCGACGCCCGGATTCGTGAGCAACCGGAACGGGCCGCTCGTTGCGCTGTCCAACGTGAACACGTCGCCGGCGACCGGCACCGCGTATTCGTGCCCGGCGTTGTTGATGACCACCGACGCGACGCACACGCCCAGCACGACGGCGCGGCCCACCTCGCCCGCGGAGAGCGGTTGCAGCAGCACAGCCGGAACGCCACCGGATACGGGTGTGTCTGCTTCAAAGAACGGGGTCGATTGCGCGTCGAACGGGGAGGCGTCGGGGTCGATCAGCGCGCCGCCGAGTGTGACAATGCCTCGGTGCGGCAGGGTGCCAGACGCCTTCACCCGGACCACCAGCACGGGACGGTCCAGAGCCGGCAGCGGCGCGGTACCGCGCGGGCGCGGGCCGTCGGCACGCAGCTGGCGCACCGCGTCTACGATCTGGTTCCACGCCGCCGCAGAGATGGACAGCGGATCGCCCGGCGCGACTTTGTGCAATTCTTCGGCCACGGATCACCCGATGCCGATGAGGTTGAACGGGCCATCGAGAAACACCTGCTCGACATAGGCCGCGGCCGGCACGGTCACGAGCTTGCCCGCGCCGTCGGTCGTCTCTTCGTAATCAACCCACAAGTATTCAAAGCCCTTCTTTTCGGGCACTACTAGACCAGCGCAGATTGGGACATCCTTTAGGGTCGGTTCCACGCCGAACTTGTGGGTCAGCTCCCAGCCCTCGCCCTGATTGAAAGACGCTTCGCAACCCATGTAGAGCAGTGAGCGCGCGCCGTACCCGTACCACATCGCGTGGTTCGTGCGGCCCGCGAGTTCGAGCAGAACGCGCCCGTAGAGCAGGGTGATGATCGGCCGACGCACGGTGCGCTGAAAGGTCATTCGCGGTTGCGGTGGCACCTCCGCGCCTTGCACCTTGCCGTCTTTGTCCGGCGCGATCGCGCCCATGTAATCCTTCGCCACGCCGCCGCCGCGCTTCGTTTTCGAGATGGTGGCGAGGCTTTGTGTGATCTTGAACCGTGGCGCTTCGATGCTGAACGAAAAAGACGACTCAAGGGGCGTGTCGTCGTCGAACGGCGCGACCACGTCCGGCTGGTTCGTCTGGCCGCTCGGGAACTCTCCGGTTCCGTAGGCAACTTCAACTTCCCAAATGCCGCCACCGACAGGGTTGCACGCGATGTCGCGCCGCACAAACCCAGACAGGAGCAATGAGGTTTCTTGACGCACGTATTCGTATGCGGCGTCCGGGTCGTCGGTGCCCCAGAGCATCCCGCGCCACATCAGCGCGCCGCCCTGAAGCCCGAAGTTGAACTTGCGCGAATTGTGGGATTCGATCAGCCGCACAACGTGCCCTCTACTTGAAGGACAGAGCGCCGGCCACCGCGCCCACGCCGGCGTTGATGGCTGCGAGCTGGACGTTAGCCTTCACTTGTTCCTTCAGTTGCTTCAACGGGATGTCGTCGAACAGGCTGAACCGCTGTGCCGCTTGTGCCGCAGTAAACGACCCTTGCGAGCCAACGGACACGCTCGCGCGTGCCGCGCCCGGAGACACGTTGGCCGGGAGTGCGCCCGGCCCCGGCGCGTTGGCCCGCGCGATCAGGTCGTTCATTTCCTTCTTCAAGTCGGCGATAGAACCGTTCAGTTCCGCCTCGCGCTTCGCCTTGATGAAGTCCATCACCTTCGCAATGTCGCTCGTCAGCACCCCGACGCCGGTGTTGCGCACCATGAAGTCGTTGAACTTGCCCAGCGGCGAATCCATGATCTCCGTGCCGAAGTCGTGCCAGACTTGAATGAGGCCGAGGATCAACTGCTTCCACATGATCCTGATGCCGGTGCCCGCGATCTTGAACGCAAGTTCGAGGTCGCCCTTCTTCACCGCCGCGACGATCCCGCCCCACGCATCTTGAAACGTCGCGCCCATCTCCGAAAAAGTGCTGCCGAGTGTGCGCACCGCGGCGCGCCCGGTTTCGGTTTCGGTCGCCAACAGATAGCCCAACCCGCCGCCGGCCGCGACCACAAGGGCAATGGGCGACAGCGCCAGCGCGAGCGTCGCGCCGAGCAGTTTCGCCACGCCGACCAGCACGCCCAACCCGATCGCGCCCACCTTCGCGGCAAGGCCGAGGCCCGCGAGCGCGAGGCCGACGCCGACGATTCCCGCGGCCACCTGCACGGCGATCACGACCGCCGCTCGGTTCTCCTTCACCCACGCCGCGAGCGGCGCGAGCGCGTTCTTCAGACCGTTCAGCACGTCGGCGAGCGCCGGTGCGACGGCGAGCACCACCTCGCGCCACACGCGGCCCAGCGCGCCGGCCGCGGCCGAGTACGCCGCGTTCGCTGCCGAAGCACGCGCCACGTCTTCGGCGCTCGCCGCGAACTGGCCCGCCAAGTCCTGTACCCCCGCGGACCCTTGGCGCAGCAGCGGCAGCAGCTTTTGAAAGTCACCACCAAGGCGCGCCGCCAGCCCAGCCGCGAGCGTCGGGTCGAGCTTCTGGAAGGCGTCCGCGATAGCCATGAACTGCTTGTTCACCGACATGCCGTTCAGCTTCTGCACGTCCACGCCGAGCAGGTCGAACGTCTTGGCGAGTTCGCCGCCGTTCATCGCCGCGTCTTGTATCCAGTCGGCCACATCGGTCAGCACGTCCGATGCGTCTTGCGCTTCGAGGTTGAACTGCTGAAACGCGCCCACCAACCCGGTGAAGCTCTCGGCCGAAATGCCCAGCGCGTTGGCGATTTGCCCCTGCTTCGCCAACCCGCGCAATTCGTCCAACGCAGGCGCGAGTGGCGCGAGCGCTGCGGCGCCGCCGGCACTCAGCGCCAAGCCCGCCTTGATCGTCAGCCCAGCGAACGAGTTGAACTTCGACTTGAGCCGATCCAGCGCACGGTACACCTTGTTGTCTTCGGCGTACAGTTCCACAAAGGCGCGACCGGCACGAATCGCGCCCCCGCCCCCGCCCCCGCTGCTGTTGCCAACGCCGGCCATGTGTCACCCATTCACCGAGAACGCCTCACGCGGCGGGAACCCGCCGAACGCCCGGTCGAGCAGTCGCCACCCGATCCGCGACTGCTCCGCGCGCTCCTCCGTTGTTAGTTCCGGCACCGGCTCGGGTTCGGGCCGGAACGCTTCCGGGATCACTGCCAGCGGGCTGATCGCCTGCTGCGTCCAGCCGTTGCGGTTTACGACGAACGCGACTCCGATGCCCACCCGCAACCACTCGGCCCGCTGACGCGCCAAGCACATCGCGTGCAGTTCGCGGAGCGTCAGCCCGTGGGGATCGACTCCGACGACACCGGCGGCTCCGAGACAGAGTTCGAGGCCGTCAACCGTTCGAGGCGCGCCACCGCTTCCGCTTCCGCCTTCGCCAGCGCCACCGGAATCTTCTCCCGGAGCGCCTGCGCGATCCGGGACCGTGGGAAAAAATCCGCGACCGCTTCCAAGAGCGCGTCGCCCGCGACACTCAGGGTTGTGCCGTCGAACCGCTCGCCGAACTGCTCCGCGGTCACGTTCGCGGCCTTCGCCTGCTCCTCGCACAACTCCCACAGGATGCCGACGAGTTTGCCGGGATCGTCGAAGATCAGGTTGACCCACTCGGTATTGCCCGCCCCCGCGAGCGCGAGATTGACGCCTGTGACGTCCTTCACGCGCTTCGCGCTGCCATAAGTGAGCAGCAGTTTCCACTCGTGCCCGGTATGGTCCGTGAACTTCGCCATTGTTGGCCTCAGCGGATCGCGTTTTTGAACATCGCCGGTGCCTTCGGCAACTCGGCCTTGAACGCAGGCCCCATGTACGGGCGAGCGCGCACGCCGCCCTTGCCGGTTTCGAGGTTTTCCGGCGCACCCGTGCGCGGCCCGCCAAGCGCCGGGCCGATTACGACGCTCTTTGTGGTCGGGTCGTAGCTGAAGAAGATCAACTCTCGCAAGGGCGACGACGCTCGCTTGGTCACGGTGCCGCGGTTCTTGTTCTTCACGTTGCGCGTGAACCGCTCCGACTTGTGAGCGTGCGGCGGTTTGCCCGGCGCGCTCGTGCCCTTCTTGTACCGAATGCTGCTCTTCGCGCGCCGCCGCACGAACGCGCCGAACTTCGACAGCGCGCGACGCTCGCCGGCACTGAGCGCATCGCGCACGGCCGCGGTGTCGAGGAAAAACTTCTTGACGCTGTTCACGTCGAACGGCACGGCGCGCCTCTTATGCGTAGGTGCCACCCGAAGCGCCCGGCGTGGCGAACGTCAGCGCGCCGGCCGTGACGAGCACCGCCTTCGTGGGGTTCGTGTCGTCCATCGGCTTCAGAACGAGGTCGAGGAACCCCCCGCCGTTCAGCGATTGGTCGTCGTTGCCCTGAAACACCTGCGCGTCGTACCGCCAGCCGCGCACGTCGTTGGTGGCCTTGTCGCCGTCCAGGACCAGCACATCGAGCACCCCGTCGGACATCAAGGCGTCCACGAACGCGCCGTACACGCTGTTGCCCGGCACCTTCTTGAGCTTCACACTCATCTCAAGGCCTAGCATCGACTTCTTCATGCTCTTGACGCGCGAGCCGCGCGAACTGATGTCGGCCTCGTCCCACTGCGGACTCACCGACACGTCGCCGGCGATGGCAACTTCCGCCCACGTCGGCGAGTTGTAGGTGCCGCCGCTGCGGTAGTAGAGCTTCGACAGAATGCCGATCGGCGTCCCCATAGTGCACCTCTTACGGACGTTCGCGGTAGGTCACGTTCAGCACGCTCAGGAACAGTTTCCGAGCGGTCAGTTCTTCAAGGTCGAACACCGTGCTCACCGCGGTTTCTTGCGCCCACAGCGAAGACAGCAGCAGGCTTTCGGGATCGCCCAGTACGCCCAGCAGTGATTCGCACCACTCCACCCGCTCGTCGGTCCACGCGTCCGGCGGGAAACCCTGTTCGTCGTACTTCTCCACGACCAGCAGCACAAACGCGTAATCGTCCTGCGAGAAGCCTCGCGCAATGTTCTCGCTGCCGTACTCGCTCGGAAACACGTACACCTTGCGCCCGGTGTGCGTCTTGCTGTCGATGTCGAACCGCCACGGCGCTAGTACCGCATCCGGGTTGCTCGGCGTCCACCACGCGGAGATGACCGCCGCCAGCGCGTTCCGCACTTCGACGATGCGCGCGGCCATCAGTCCACCTCGACGCAGTGAACGCGGTGAACCAGCCGCTGCGCGTCCGAGAACCGCACGTCGGGTTCGTCCGGGAACACGGTTCCCACCTCGAACACGACCGCGGTGCCGTTGATCGTCTCGGTGATGCGGTCGCCGCGCACCGGCGCGGTTCCGCCCAGCGCCGACACCGGAATCAGGTAGTCCCGGTCGCCCCACACCACCGCCGCGTTGCCCTCGTTCGACTGTCGCTTGAACCCAGTGTTGCCCACCCACGCAACGCCAGTCAGCTCAACCGTGCCGCCCGCGAGGCGCGTGTACACGATGGCCCCGCCCGGCGCTGCCGCCGTCGGCATCTTCTCCGCGAGCCACGCACCGGCGCGGTTGAGGAGTCCCATGCGAACCTCTGTGAATCCGAGTCGGTGCGGTTGGAGTCGAGCCAAAGGAACACGGCTTATGAGGCCGCGCGGGGCACCCGCCCTCACACCGAAAGGCCGGCGGCGCGCCGCTTGGCCGAGTCGCTTACTGCTCCATCGTCCGCAGTTCGGCACGGTCCACATACACCGGGCCGGCGGTTTCGGTGCCGGTGGTCTTTTCGAGGTGAATCAGCAAGCCCAGCGGCCCGGTCGCCGCCGCGATGTTGCCGAGGTTCGCGGTCGCCGCGAGCACCTCTACGCCGTCCACGTAATACTTCACGTTCGACGGGTCGCGCGCGTCGAGCCAGAACTCCACGCGGTTCGCCACCGCGCTGCCGGCGGTGATGTCTACCGTCGTGTCCGTGGCGGCCACTTCGGTGGTGCCGTCGTCGCTCTCCGCGAGGATGTTCAGCGAGCCGCCGTCGATGTGGAAGAACGCGCTCTCGGTGATCGCGTCCGCGTCGGTCGTGCTGGTGCCGTTCGCCAGACCGAAATTCAAGTCCACCGTCGAGCCGGAGCCGTTCGCCGCGAGCCGGATGATGAACTCGGCGATGGGGTTGCTGGACAGCGCCACGCGGTCCACGCTCAGCAGGTCCACACACTGCGCTTCGTTGGTCGCGGCCAGCGAGAGGCCCGGCACGCCGCCCCGGATCGGCGGGATGCCGAAGCCGCCGGCCGCGGCGGTGCCCGTCGCCACCGACAGCGCGCCGTCGCGGAGCACGTCGATTTGCGCCCGCGGATCGACGTTCAGGTTGACCACGCATTCGGTGTCGGCCGAAGCCGCGTCGCCCATCACGCGACCGAGATAGAAGTCCCGGTCGTTGACCTTCTTGAAGGTCACGGCGTTCGCGCTGTGATCCCAGTACGCCCGCCCGCCGTCGAGCAGCACGACGCCCGCCGTCTTCGGCATCGTGAACTGGCCTTCTGTGAGGTAGCTCGCCACGTCGCCGCTCGCGGCGGCGTTTAGCCCTTGTTTCACTCCGGCCCGCCCGTCGCTCAGTTGGCGCACTTCGCCCGCGCTCGCCGCGGCTGCCAGAGTCACGCGGCGGTCGTGTTCGCCGCGAACGAGAGTCGCATCGGCCATGTTCGCACCTGTTCAGGTTGTTGGGTTGTTCGCGGCAATGAATCGGTCAGTCGGCGGCGCACGGTGCGCCGCCAGAAGTTTGCTAATTAGGCGGCACCCTTGCTCTTCACGCCGCCGCGGTGCGACTGCTTGCGCACCCCAAAATCGTGGTAGCCGCGCATCTGAATGCCGAGCACGTTGAAGTCCGCGTCGGCCGTCTCGACCGTCGGCGACTCCACGCCGTTCAGGTACGCGAGTTCGATGACCGGCTCGTCCATCGGGTCGGCGAGCAGATACCACCCGGTCGTGCTGTAGCCCGTGTACGAGGTGTTGCTCAGGTACGCGGACACCGCCGGACGGTACTTGCCGGCGTGCGTGTTACGGTTCGGAACCTGCGCGGTCGTCGCCGCGCCGCCCGTGTTGTAGTTGCCCGACGTGTACAACTCGTCGGCCGTTTGCTCCTCTTCCGGCGGCACGAGCAGGATGCGCGGCTCCACGCCGAGCGGCTTGCCGTCCGGGTCGGTCAGCTTGCGGAACTTCTGCACGGCCGTCTTGAGTGACGAGGCTTGCAGGTTGGTGGCCGCGCCCTCGAAGTAGTTGTTGTTCCCGCTCGTGAAGAACGTGCTGTTGTCGAGGAACGCGGTCCAGCCCACGTCGTTCACCTTCAACCCGGCCCCGCGGCCGATCCGCTGCGGCAATGCGGTGAGCGCCCCGAGGTCGTCGTTGATCTGATCCTGCCGCGTGACCGCGAACATCACGCCGTAGGTGTCCACCTTGTTCGTGAACGACTGCTCGCTCGCCTTGCCGTGCGGGATTTCGCCGCCCGGCCCAATCAGTTCGTACTGGAACGCGCCGGTCATCCGGTAGGATGTCATCTCCTTGAAGTCGCTGGCGTTCTTCTTGGCCGCGATTGCGAACAGCGTTTGCTCCACGCTCATGTAGCCCATGAGCAAAAACTTGTTCGCGGTGTTCGACAAGATGCCGTTGATGTCCGCGCCCGAAAACGCGGCCTTGATGATGTCGCGGTGGTTGGCCTTGAAGTTGTGAGAGCCGTGGTACCCGTTCGCCATCGCCGCGTTCAGGAGAAGCTCTTGCAGCCCGAGCCGGCCCTTGTATCGGTCGTGCGCGGCCTGCATCGTTTGCGCGTCAAAGTGCTTCTCCGCGCCTTCCAGCCGCCCCGCTTGCGCGAGCGCGGCTTCGATCACGCGCGGGTTGTCCGCGGTCGGACGGCCCGCACCGGTGTTGAATTGCACGCTCGCGCGGGCGGCGCGCAGTGCGTCCAACTCGAAGTCCTTCGCGTCGGTGCCGTCGCGCACTGCGGCGTCGATCTTCGCACCGTCCACATCGTACTTCTTGCCCGCAGCTTGAATCGCGGTCACGCGCGCGGTTTCCGCCGCGAGCTTCGCGCGGAGAGCTTCAACCGGATCGGGTTCGGGCTTTTTGGTTTCCAGTGGCTTCACTTTCGCGGCTTCTTGTTCGGCTTCAAATGCCGAACGGAGCGCGGCCTTTTGGACTTCGTTGAGGTCGGCCGAGTTGAACCCTCGCGCCGCGAGCCACTGCTCAAAATTCATCGGGTTCTCCCGGTTTGCGGAAACGGACGCGCTCGTTGCCGAGTCCGCGCCCATCGGAACAAAACTGATCTCACCCAACACCGACGCGCGCACGACGTACAACGGGCCGGTGAACGACTTCCCGTTCACCTTCACCGTCTGGTCGCGGTCCACGAACTCCAGCCGTTGCACGCTCGCGCCGATGCTCGCCTGCCACGGGAAGCCGTTGTCGGCAAGTCCGATCACCTCTTGTGCCGCGTCGCCCGTGCCGCTGATGATCCCGCTCGCGCGGATGCGCTGCGGAGTAATCTCGATGCTCGCGGTGTGGCCGACGATGCGCTCGGGGTCGTGCTGACGCAGGATCGGCAAGTCTTGCCGCGGCACCTCGACGCCGGCCAAGTCCAACACCACCGGCAAGCCGAACCCGACCGCCCGCATCGCGCCGCCGGTGTAGGCGGTCATTGCGAATTTGCGCCGCTTCGGCTTGTCGCCCGCCGCGTCAACGCTCGCGTCTTCCGCGAGCAGTTCGAAGTCCGCGCTGCACCCTTCGATGCGCAGTGTGTTCGGGGTCGAGGTGCCGTCGGCGCGGAGCCAGTGTGTCAGGAGCTTCGGTTCACGCATTGGCGGGTTGCTCCTGCTGTTGCTGCGCCGCCGGTGCCGGAGCCGCAGGGTCGGGTAGCCCCAACTGTTCGCGGTGCTGCTTCTCCCGCGCCTGCTGCTCCAACTGCTCTTCCCAATCCTTGCCTTCCGCCGCGGCCTCTTCCGCCAACGTCGTTAGGCCGAGCTTCAGCCGGGTTTCCGAAGCGCTCGCGTCCTTCAACGGGTCGATGGACGCGAACCCGTCCCAGTGCCAATCCCAATCCCACGAGACGAACGGCGGCAGCCCTAGCGGCGCACCGCCCTCGGATTCGGGCACGAGGCTGTATTCCTCGAACCACTCCGCGAGCAAGCGGTCGAGCACGCGCGCCCGCATCCGCTCACGCTCGATCCACAGCGAGCGGTGGTAAATCTGGTGGTCCAAGCGACCGGACGAGTAGTTGTAGCCGCTGCTGTTTCCGGCCACGACGTTGAAGGGCGCGTTGAGACAGCGGCCCATCTCGTTCAGAATCTCGCCCTTAAATTCCTTGTAGGTTCCGGTCGGCTGCTCCGCTTTGAACTGATTCGCCTTCCAACCTTCGGGAAGGGTCAACAGGTTCATGCGCGAGAGCTGAATTTCGTCCATCGCTTCGACGGCAACGGGGCCGTCTGCTGGCGGGAGGTTGCTCTCCATCACCCCGGCCAGCGAAGCCGCGAACTCGGCAGCACCGATCACCGCGAGCGTATACCGGCGCATCTGCGCGCCGAGCGGAAGCGCCGGCGTCACTTCGGAGATACCGCGCAGCTGGCCCGGCCGGTCGGGGCGAAACCAATGCAGCATCTTCGCCGAGGGCACCCGGTCGTATTCCCACGGCGCGCGGGTCACGAGGTCTCCGGGGTGACTCTTCAGAACGTGGTACTCGACCACGTTCCCGAACCGGTCCACCACCATGCCGTCCACGGCGAGCGGATCGAGCACCGCCAGTAGCGGCGTGGTCACCTGCTCCGCTTCGATCAACCGCAGGTCGAGTTTCACCGGCCCGCGAATCGCCGGATTCGTGACGAGCGCGGCGAAGCCTTCGCCGTCGCCGAGCTTGGCCTCGCACATCACGCGGAGCTTGTCCGCGAAGTCCACCGACCGACACCAGCGCTGCCACGCGCGTTCGACGCGCCGCGCCAGTTCCCGATCTTCGATGCCGAGTTGCAGGCGCGGCCCGGTGCCCACCGTGTCGTGCGCGATCGTCTTGATGAGGCCGTTCAGGTACGAGTTGTTCGCGCGCTCGTACCGCGCCCGCTTGCGGAGAGTACGCCGAACGCCGGGCGAGTTGGCGGCGTTCGCGCTGTAGTCGTCGGCGTTCGACCAGTGGTTCGCGTTCTCTTTCGTCGTCTGCGCTGCGTCGTACTTGGCGACGACGGTGTGACGGCCCACACCGAGGCCTAGTACGCGAGCGACAAAGCGACCGAATCGGCTCACGCTGCCCCCGGCGGAATCGCCCGCGCGTTGCGACACATCCCCCACCCGGACTTCGGCCCGCCGTTCGCGTTCGTGCCGGAAGCCGATTTCTGCGCCGCGATCCGATCCGCCGCTTGCAACTGCTTAATCGGGTCCATCGCCGTGGCGCTTTGCCCGTCCGCCTGCGCGCTCTGCACCCCGTCGGCCGCGTTCTGCGCAGCCGCGTCGAGGATTTCTTGAGCCGTCGGCGTGGACATTTGAGCGCCAAATTAACATAGTCGGAAGTTATCTAATACGCTAAATGCTATCGGCTTTACCTATGGAACGCAAGAGGGAAAGTGAAGTGGCTAAGTGATGATTGGGGGAATTGTTTTGGCGCGCGGCCTCGCGGGCGTGAAAATCTGCACCAAATCCCCGGAGAGCGAATCATGCAACGGTTGTGCTTGGCGGCGGTGGCGCTCCTGTTCGGGGTCCTTTGTGCAGGTGCCGACGAAAAGAAGGATGCGTGGCAAGATCGTCTCGAAAAGTACCGGCTCACAAAGGTGGAAGAGCACAAGCTCGATGTGAAGCATTGGGAACTGAAGGAGTTCGACGCCAAGGAGAACGCGAAGGCGTCGGCGAAGAAGGGACAGAGGGCTGAAGCAGCCAAGTACACGCAGCAGGCCAAGGACTTCGCGGCCGAGCGCGACCGTTCGGCGAAGGCGCTCAAGGAAGCCGAGGCGAAGAACTGGACGCCGCCGGCTCAGGACCTGCGGAAGCTGCGTGCCGGAGAGTTCACGTACTTCCGCGGGGCGTCGGTGAAGGTGATCCAAGCACTCGACGCCGGCACGCTGGTCGAATACGGCCGCGAAACGTTCTACATGAAGGGGCTGACCGGGGTCGCGGACGGCAAAGACTACGACCTCACCGGCTTCATTGAATGCACCGGCACCTACAAGTACACCGCGGTGAGCGGTGCCGGGCGCTCCGTGGTCGCGCTGGAGCTACACAGCAAATGACAACCGGTTGTCACACCGGCAACCATTCGCCCATCTTGCGCCTCTGAATCTCGCTGAGGCTCACCCGCTTCCGCGGTTGCACCTGCGCGAGCGGCGCGCCCGACGCCGCGCCGCTGTCGAACGTTAGCCCTTGCACGCTCGCCGCGACCGCGCAGCCGACAACACAATCTAGGAGGTGGTTGTCCGGCCGGTGCGGGCGCTGCTGCCACTTGTCGAACGTCGCCCCGCGTAGCGTGATCGGCTCCGACTGCTCCGCGCTCAGGTGCTCGGCGAGCAGTTCGTGTTCGTGCTTGTCTCGTCCGTAGAAGGTCAGCGCGCCAGTTCCGCCCATCGGTTGCGTCGCGCGCTCGAACAGGAACGTCTTCCACGCGTCCGGGTCGAACTGGCACATCTGCCCGCGCCCGGTCTCGCTCATGGTCAGCCGCCAGTGGAAGCCGCTGCGCTCGCCGGGGCGCGGCTTCCACTCCGACACGCCGCGGCTCGTCGCGCTGCGCCCGATGCCCTTCGACGGCATCACGACGCCCGCGAACGGCGTCGCCCGGCACCACTGGTAGACCGCGGCCGACTGATACCCCGCGTCAACAAGGCACCGCTCGACGCGCATCCGCTGGCCGTTCGCCGCACGCACGTACTCGCGGCTCAGCACTTCGCCCGCGAGCGCGCTCAAACCGGCGAAGATGCGTTCGCTCTCGGACATGCCGGGGTGGAGGTCCGACAACCCCGGTCGAGGTTCCGCGGTGTGGAACACGCGGCGCGTCTGCCGCGGCCAACTCCCGTAGTCGATCACCGCGCCGCCGAAGCCCGCGGACCACGCGCACACCGCGTACCAGTGCAGTTCGCCGCCCACGTCGATCATCGCCGTTAGCGTGCTGGCTTCCGGCGGCGGCTCGTACCGCGGCACGCCGCTCAGCCGCTCCGCGAGCTGCGCCGGCACCAGTTCCTTGCACCCGGCCGGGCCGCTGTCGCGCTCCGGTTCGTTCTGGTACTCGGCGAGGAACCCGCGCCGGTCGCGGATGTACTCGTTCATTGCTGACTGGAGGCCCGACACCTCGTTCGGTTTCTTGCGCTCCGGCCACGTCACCACCGCGCCGGCTTCCAGTTCCGCGCGGTTCCCCTCGTAGAACTCGTTCGCACGCCGGCCTTGATCCCCGCTGCGAAGCGATTCGCGCAGCACCTCCGCGTACTCGTCCCACTTCGCCATGTTGCTCGGCATCGCGTCTAGCATCTTCGTGCGGATGCCCTGCCACTCCGGGTGCTTCTCGTGGTCAAGGAACCGGTCGGAGAGGTCGCCGGGGTAGATCACCGTGCAGAGCATCGCCGCGGCGATGGTTGTGTCCGGTCCCGCGAGGCCGAGGATGTCGCTCGACACGATGCTCTCGCGGTCCACCGTCTGCGAGAGCGACCGTGCGCTCTCGCGCGTCTGCGCGTCGTCCACGAGCACCATGTCGGGCCGCAGCATCTCGCCTGTGGGCCCCGCGACGTTCAGCCCGCGGATCGCGCCTTCCATCCCACAGACCTGCAACACCGCACCTGAGCACGCCGCCCGCGGCACCGTCGGCAAGATCACGCTCTCCGCGGTCAACTCCATCCGGGTCGGCGCGCCATTGAGCGTCTGCCCGCTCGCGCGGTTGTGGATGCGCCCGAGCGCGCGGATCGGGTAGCACGCCTCGGGAAAGTCGGCCAACAGCGCGTCGTTCGCTTCCAGTTCGCGCATGATCGCCTTCAACCGCCGGCGCGCCAGCGGAGCCGTCGCGCACACCAGAACCACGAACCGCCGCAGACCGTACAGCACCGCGCGCAGGACCGCGACCTCGGCGAGAGTAGTCTTCCCGCTGCCGCGCGGCATCGCCAGCGCGAACAGCCCGCCGTCGTCGGAGATGGTTTGCAACCGCTCGATCGCGGTGAGGTGCCCGCGGCTGAACGCGAGCTTGAACCGACCGGGGAAGTACAGCCGGCAAAACTCCAGCAGCGACTTCTTCCCGCGCGATTTCCGCTTCGGGTTCTTCACCTTCGGCAGTGGCCCAATCTCGCGCACACTCGCCGACGACGCGCGTGACCGAGCCGCCATCTTCTCCGAATTTGCACGGCCCTCATCCTTCAGCGAACGCGCCATACATCACCAAACAAGTGAACTTTGTAACAAAAACTGCTGTTCCCTTGGTGGGTCAGCCCTCGTTCGTCGTCTGGAAGGACCCGCGAAGCCGGGGGCATTGGTGTCCCGCGAATGGTGTCCCGCACTGGTGTCCCGCTGCCACAGGTGCCGCGAGTGGTGTCCCAGCGGGTTTGCCCGGCGAAGCCGGGCAATACGCCGCCTTGGGACACCACTTTTACTGGTGTCCCGTTGTCTTTTGAATGGTGTCCCGTTTTGAGCGGGACACCATTCATTCTGGTTCTTGTGCGTCTATCTTTGCACGGGCAAAAGGCTCCTTCACCTTGGTGCGGCTCTTGTTTCCGTTGATGCGTTCAAAGGGTTCGACCTGAACCACTTCCCCGCGGTCCATAAGGCGGTCAAGGGCCGCGCTCGCACGGCGGTAGCCGCAGGTTGCGAGTTCGCCAATGAGTGTGCGCGACGCGCCGGGGTTGCCCCGTGCGGCCTCGGCGTCGATCACGAGTAGCACGGCAGCTTCGTCGGCTTTGAGCACGGCGCGTTCTTTGGCCACCTTCTGCTGCTCTTCGGCGGTTTGGCGCGTGGTCTTGGCGTCCTCGGTGGGCTGCTCGGTGGGGCGCACGACGCACGAGACTACAGGCTTGCCGCGCCGGTCGGTGCCCAGTTGGACTGGGAGCAGTTGGAAGGCGAACTCGTCGCCCGTTTCCAACTCGCGCTGCTTAGTCACACGGGCCGTGCTCTTCTTGCTAAAGGTGTCGCGGGTGACTTCGATTTCCGTATCGGTCGCGGCCCTCAGCAGCGAGTGACCGCGGGCACCCCGCGCGGTGTCCTTCCCGCTGTGGTGAACGACGGCAACGTGAGCGGGCAGCGCTTGCCGAATCAGGTCTAGGTGTTGCACCAGTGCCCCCATGTCTTCGCTCGCGTTCTCGTTGCCGCCGGCGATCGCGCGGCTCAATGTGTCCACAACGATCAGGCCGACGGGAATCGTGAGCCGTTCGGCTGCGAGTTGAGCGGCTTCGATCACCCGCAGGGTGTCGCCTTGTGGCGACAGCAGGTTGAGAGCGCAGGGGACGACGGCGAAGGGCAGTTCGACGGCGTTCGCGGCGTTCGCCAGCTTGAACGCGGCGATCCGATTCCTGATGCCGTGCGAGCCTTCCAGAGCTAAGTAGAGCACGCCGCGGCGGGCCACCTGCCGTCCGCGCCAGTCGCGGCCGGCAGCAACGTGCAGCGCCAGATCGAGGCTGAAGAACGTCTTGCCGCACGAGCTTTCGCCGTAGATGACTGTCATCGCACCGTCGATCAGCAGCCCCTCAACGAAGTCGGCCGAGTCGAGAGCCGGGGTCACGTCCGAGTAGTACACAAGCGGGAGCGGCGGCTTAACGCCGGCGGCTTGTGCAGCTTGCTGCGGCGCACTCTCTGCCTGACTGAGGCTGCTCGTTGGCACCGCGAACGTCACCCCGTTCGCGCCCTTCTTGGGCGCGCTGCCGTACCCCGCTTCGCCCAGCGCCCGCGCCGCGGCCTTCCAGTCGCCGTCGTGCTTGAGGATCGTGTACACGCGGAACCGGGAGTACGCCGCGTTCACCTCGAACGGCGCGCCGTTCGAAGTGAAGCAGTAGAACAGCGGCCACCCGCCTTGCTTGGCCGTCACCATGCCCACTGTGCCACTCAGCCCTTCGCCCTTCGCCTTCCCCGGTCGACGCACGAACCCGCGCTCCGGTTCGAGTTCGCGGTGCCACACCCACGAATCGAACAGTCCAGTTTCGGCCCACGTCCCGCGCGAATTGAAATCGTCGCCGGGGCGCACGTCACACTCGGCGCGCCCGCGTGCGGCCGGCGGCACAGTGCGCGGCTCGTTGCGCTGCTCTCGTGGCACCTCGTTCTGCTCTTCGGCCGTGAAACACCACTGGAGCCACACCTCCAACGGCACCTCGGTGTACGTGATCCCGGCGACGGTCCAGCCGTCGCGCAGCCATTCGTACAGCTTCCCGGTTTTGTGGCACTCCGCGGGCGAACCGGGCGCGACCACCTGTTGCCCGTTGGCGCGCACCTCGATCAGCGTCTTCACCTCGGTACCGCACATCCGTCGAGCGAGCACGGTTCCCGGCACCAGTTCGGGCAGCCGAGCGTACAGGTGCGCGCCGCCCCCGCCGGTGCGCGCGAGTGGACACGGGCGAGTACAGTTCTGCGTGTCCTTCGGCAGCGCACGGAGCCACTTCTCGTAAGCGTCCCATCTCTCGAAATCGAGCACCGCGAGGTTGCCGCTCGCGCTCCCGCCCGTGATGCCGATGCCGTACTGCTGCGCGGCACCGTCGCCCCACCAAGCGCGAGCCTCGGCCTCCGTCGCGCGCCGCTCGGCGTACTCGCGCCAGCCCGCGAACGCCGGTGCCTTCGTGCCGTCGGCGCGCACCGGAATCACACTCAGGCCCGCCGCGAGGTAGCCGCGAGCGATCTGTTCGACGGTGGCGTTCACGCCCGCACCTTCTGCACCGACTGTGGTTCGATCATGCGGCACCGGTGGGTTCGATGCTGATCACGATCCCCGGCGCGCCCGTGCACTGCCGGTACACCCACGTCACCCGGACGTCGCCGTCGTCCACGCCGATGAGCGCGGCCACTTCGTCGCGCACCGACTTGAACGCCCGCGCCAAGTTGTCGTCGTCCATCTGTCGCCCGATGTGTTCGAGCGTCACGACCAGCGCCCACGGCTCAACGAGTTGGCGCGCGAACCGCACAGGCACTTGGGCCGCGAGCCAGGCCTCTTGCACCGCGGCCTTCTGCGCGTTCTTGCGCCGAGCTTCCTCGGCCCAATGGTCCCGCCGGTTCGCCTCGGACACCACGCGGCACTTCGGGCGCAGCACCACCAACCACAGCGCGAGTGAGTGTTCGACGCGCACTGTCGGCGGGCGATTGGGCTTCTTTGCCGGTGCGCCGGTCAGCGCGCGGTACTCCGCGGCGGTCACTCGCATTGCAGCTCCTCCGCGAACCGCTCCCGGATGTAGGCGCGAAACCCATCGGCAATCTGTTCCCGCTCGACATTCACAGTCGCGCTCACCACTTTGCATTCAACTGTGAAACCTGCGGCCCGTGCCGCGTCGATCGCGCGGTGAACCGGGCCGAGGATGCGCCGCTCTTTGCCCGCGTCGTACTCCGACGCACGGTGGTACTCGGTGCGGAACCGCCGCCAGCGGATGCGCAACCACGTGCCCCGCCGGTCGCCCTCGGCGTCCAAGTGGTCGGCCAGCGCCCCGGCCGCGTCCGGGGTCACGAGCGCGGCGCGCACGAGTTCGGCCGTGGTACTCATGGAATCGCGCCCCGCTTCGGATCGTTCGGCAGTTCGGACACTTCGCCGAACCGCTGGAATTTCGAGACAATTCAAACTCTCGACGGTGGCTTCTCGTGCAAGGCCCGCCGCCGAGCACGGCGGTTCTCACAACGGAAGTTGGGGGTGTCCGATCGAAAGCGCTCGCCGGGAGTTGAACCCGGAGGCTGTCCGTAGCGGCTGCCGCACCCGAGCGCTCCGCGAGTGCGGTCAGAACGGGATCACGTCCGTGAACCCGTACTCCTTCGGCGTGCCAACGCCAGCGCCCGGCGCGGCACCCGCGGGCTTGATCATCCACTTGCCAAACGCCTCTTGGTTCGAGTTGATCGCCTCTTGCAACTCGACGCTCGTGAGGCCGCGCTTACCGCCGGGCGTGCCGTCGTTCACGTCCCACTTCGCGTCCGGGTTGTTCGCGTGCTGCTGGGGCGCGCTCGTGCTCGTGGGGAACCCGCCGCTCTGTTGCGCCGGGGGCTTCGCGCTGCCCTTCTTCGGCTCCGGCTTCGTGCCACCGATCTCTTCGCACGCCCGGATGTGGTCCGCGAGCTGCGAACCGTACAGCCACGGGCACCATTCGGGAATCGGCGTGCCGCCGCGGAACTCGTCCAGCGAAACCGCGGTCGGCTTGTAGGTAGGGGCCGGCGCGCTCATCGCCTTCGGTAGCGCGCTCATCCCGTCCACCTTCGGGTAGCCCTTGTTGTCGATCACCGACAACAGGCAGGCTTGGCCGAGTTCGCTCATCGGGTTGAAACCGCCCTCGGGCGCTTTACCCGTGCGCGCCTTCACCCACTTGTAGAGCTTCGCCGTGTCCTTCACGGAGAGCGTCAGGTCGATGCCGATGACGTGGTTGTTGTTCGTGCCGCTCACCAGTTCGTCGCACAGCTCCCACACGAAGAACGCGCGGTGCGAGTAGTACCCTTTGTCGCCTGCGTTAAACGGCTCTTGCCACTGGCGCCCCATGTCGAAGAGGCCCACCAGCACCGCGCGGTGATTGCCCACCGGCGGCTTCTCTGTCGCTTGGCCCGATGCGGGAATCTCCCAACCCATCACACACCACACCTTTCACTTGGTCACACGAATCACGCCACACTTCCCACGCCGGAACGCCCGGCACGGAGTGATCTGGTGTCGATCCAATGGCGCCCCGGTGTGCAGGCCCCTCTATTCGTCGCGGTGGCAGCGGGCGCGACGGTGTGCCCGCGGTCACGGGCCCGCGAGCAAAGGTGAGCACCACACGCGCGCAGCCCACCGGTCGAACTCTCGCTTGTTGGGGACTACCAACCCACCGCCTCAAGCTGGCGATTGATGGTCGCTTGATGTGGGTCGGCCTTCTTCGGCTGAGCTACCGGCGCGGAAGGAATCGCGTGCCGCGAAGTCGATTCGAGAAACCGCCGCACGGCCTGCCGGCTCGTCATCCACCGCACGCCCTGACGCACGGCCTCCAACTTGACGCGCAGGTTGCCAGCCCGCACGCCGCGCAGAATCCAGCGGGTGAGCGTGCTGATGCGCGGCGGCTTGCCGTTCACGCGGCCGAAGTAGGCCAACGCTTCGCGCAACGGCACGAGCGGCTCGTCGGTCAGTGCCACGGGTTAACCCTCTCCACCGAGTTCGGTGTTGGCCTCCGCGAGACACTCGCGGTACTCGGCGTCGATGCTCGCTTCCGCGTAGCGCATAATGATGTCCGCGACCGAGCCACCGCGGCGCGCCTTGATAAGCAGCGCCTTCTTCATCAAGGCACGGTGCAAGATCGCGGCCTGCGTGTCGGGCACAGTCTTCGGCTACTCGGTCGCGTTCATCGCGCCTCCAGAATTAAGTTGCCACACGCTTCGCGGCGTGTTATTACACAATTGTGCAATGACCGTGAACCGCGGTCAAGCTGTTGCTCCCTACACGTGTCAAGGTGAACACTATGGATGAGGTGAACCTGACCGATCCCGAGCGGCGGCTCGTGGCGCACTTGCGGTCGCTCCGGGGCCGCTCGGCGTCGTACCGCGAGTTGGCCGACGCGCTCGGGTGGTCCTCGGTGCGCGCCGTGGGCTACCACGCCGAAAACTTGGAGCGCAAGGGGATCGTGGTCCGGGGCGCGCATCGCGGCCTGCGGCTGGTCGATTCGCCCAGCGTGCTGCCAATCCTCGGGGAAGTCGCCGCGGGCGAGCCGGTGTTCGCCGGCGACGAGACGGAGTGGTTCGACTTCGAAAAGGTGTTCCGGGCCGAGGACGTGTTCCTGTTGCGGGTGCGGGGCGACTCGATGATCGAGGAGCACATCGCCCACGGCGACTTGGTCGCAGTCCAGCGCAACCCGGAAGTGGAAGACGGCCGCATCGTCGTGGTGCGCATCGACGGCGCGCACACCCTCAAGAAGATTCGGCTTCAGGGGAAACGCGTCGTGTTGTACCCGCGGAACCGGAAGTACAGCGCCCGTGAGGTTCAGCCCTACGAAGACGCCGAAGTGATCGGCGGGTTCATCGGCGTGATTCGCACTCTCAAGCAACCCAAGAAGTGAGGTGACCCGTGCCCAAGATGACGCCCCGCCAAACGCTGATCTATCAGTTCCTGCTCGACTACTGGTTCGAGCACGGTCGCCCCGCCACCGTCCGCGAAATCGGCGTCGCTGCCGGCATCGTGTCGCCCAATGGGGTGATGTGCCACCTGCACGCGCTGGTTCACAAGGGCTACCTCGAGCGCGTCGAACTCGGCGCGGACAAGCGGCACGCGGTGTACCGGCCCACCGCGAAGGAGGTGCTCGCTCGCGCCGTTCCGTCCGGGTTCCTCGTCGGCACCGTCGGCGGCGCGGTGCGCATGACCCGCCGCGAGTACCGGGCGTGGCTCAAGGAGCAGCTCGCCGCCCTCGACGGAACGCGGGCGTGAGCGCCGCCCAGCCGCCCACGTTCTACGTCGCCGTCACCGGGCACCGCTCGGCGATCCCCGGCGGGTACTGGACGGCGAACCCGATCCAGCGCATGGACATCAGCTGGCCCGGTGTTCACCTGCTGCGATCGTATCTCGACGGCGTGCTGTACCGTCGCCGAGACGTGGGCCGGGTTCAGGTGCTGTGCCGCGGCGGTCCCGCCGGCGTCGATCACGCGGTGCGCTCGTACTGCGAGGCCCGCGCGCTGCCATGCTTCCCGGTTGACCAGATGCGCGACCTGTGGGCCGATGATGCGCCCGTGCGCCGCGATCTGGCGATGCTGGCACGGGCGCACGCGCTCGTCTGGTTCGGGCCGCGTGAGGAAGGGCCCGATCCGGTGACGCTCGCGGCCGTGCTGGGGATTCCGTACCGGGTGTGCGATTTGAACGTCACCGGAGACCAGATACAAGTGATGAGTTGCAATCAGGGCGATGGTTGACTTTTCCTCAAACTTACCCGCATTGGTCCTGACGATATCGTTCACCTCAACCTACTTCGCCCGCGAGCTTCACGGCCAGCGCGATGTTCTTCTCCGCGTACACCTGTGTGACGTCCGCGCGAGCGTGGCCAAGGAGCACCTGAGCGCCTTCCAACCCGCCGCCGGGCATGTGCCGCACCTTCGTGGCGAAGCTGTGCCGCAGTTGGTTCGGGTGCCACCGGTGGGCCGCTTCCCACTCGGCGAGCTGCTCGCGTTGGGCGTCCGTCAACCGTTCGGACCACGCCTTGCGTGACTCCCCTTTGCGCTGAGCCAGCTCGCCCACCGGTGGGAACGCGAGAGCGCAGGCGCGCCGAACGGCGACGCCGACGGCGTGCGCGCTGTAGGCCGCGGCCGGGTGGCGCTTCGGGTGTCGTTTCTTCTTTGCGGCCTTCGCTCGGATGTGTGAGGGGTAGCGGGGAGTCTTGCGGGCTGCGCGCTGGGCGGCCCGCAACTCGGCGACGGCGGCGGCGGGGCTGAACACCGGCTCGGCCGGATCGCCACCGAGGAACGGCGCGAGCACGGCCTGAGCCTTTGGCCCGATGGCGATCGTTCGACTCTTACCGTGGTGCTTCGTCTTGTGGTGCTTCGGCTGGAACAGCCACACGGGGCCGGTGCGGTCCATTTCGCACATGCGCAACGAACACGCCTCACCGGGGCGGCACCCGGTGAGGCGCATGAATTCGATCAGGCCCCGCACATGGCGGTTCAGGAACGGCAGTGTTGCGTTAACGGTCGCGTCATCGACCGGGCCAACTGGTTCGTTCTCGTGGGCGACTGTGCGCCCCGCGCTGAGCCCCTCCACCGCGGCCAGTGCCTGATACACGAGCGGGCCTACCAGCGCGTGACCGACGGCCCACTTGAAGACGTGCCGGACGCGCCGCGTCTGCGCGTTCACGTACTGCCGCGACCACTTCCGTTTGCCAACCTGTTGGTCGCGCCACTTCCGCAGTTCGAGCGGGCCGAACTCGGCGACGGGTAGGTGGCCGTACATCTCGCGCAGCGGCTTGAGCGCTGCGCCGAAGGTCGCCAGTTCGGTGCTCGTCTCGCCGTAGTGTTGCGTGGCATGATCGCGGAACCGGAGCACCAGTTCTGCGATGGTAATCGGGGCTGGCACCGCGCCGCGCACCTCGGCGGGTTCGGGCGGGGCTTCCTCGGCGCGAATCTGTTGCAGGAGCGCGGCGTACCGCCGCTTGCACTCGGCCGACCCGTACGGGCCGAGCCAGTATTCTTGACCCGCGTACTTCACGCGGCCCTGACCGCGGGAGTGACGGTGGAGTTTGGGAACGGCTGCGCGGGGACGTGACATGAGAGCGCTCCGAAGGGGTTTGGGGTGTCATTGACACCCCAAACCGGACATTCGGGCCACTCTCTCGACCACCGAGAGGTAAGCGTAAACGCTTGGGGCCACAGTGGTTTCAGTGCAGTAGCGGGGGTGGGAATTGAACCCACGACACCTCGCTTATGAAGCGAGTGCTCTAACCTCTGAGCTACCCCGCCAGAAGTATCACCTCACTTTA